CTGGCGAAAACAGGCATTAGTAACGATGATCGCTATCGTGCCATTGGTCACCTGCTGAGTTATGCACACCGGACAGCGCCCCGGCTGGTGGTTAAAGCCGCTGGCAGTAAGCTGGGTAAATGTCTGGTTGTACTGTCAACGCTGGCATTTGAAGAATACTCTCGTTCTGCGGCCACGGTCAGAAACTGCGAGCATTGTTATGGGCGTGGCTGGCATGTAAAAAAACGGCAGGTTGTCGTATATCCTGGATATATCAGTCCATTCGATGGACGGGAGAAGATACCGCCACGTTATGATCTACAGAATATTCGCGAGAACTGTAGTTACTGCAAAGGGAAGGGGAAAATTACCGCCCGTTGCCGCTGTAATGGCACTGGGCGGGTGCGCGATTTGGACAAATCAGCGTTGCAGGGCGTGCCGGTAGATCGGGAGTGTGAACGTTGTAGCGGTCGTGGGTTCAGAAGGACGCCAGCCAGCAGGGCATATCAGGCGGTAACTTTACTGCTTCCAGATTTAACACAATCATCCTGGTCCCGAAACTGGAAGCCGTTCTTCGAAAATCTGGTGACTAAATGCGAGATTGAAGAGGGTTATGTTGATGCGGAATTCAGGAAGGTGACAAAGTGAAAGATGGCCCACATTGCTGTGGGCTATAATTATTCAGATTCTTTTTCTTCTATTGTTTTCAACATGTCACTAAGAAAAGCTTTACCATATTCCGGTGATATGTCGTTAGGATACCTTTCCGAAAACTCATTCATTATCTGTTCATCACTCAGAGTAAGGAAATTGAGTATTTCTTTTTTCAAACGGGCCCTGTCATCCGCCCTGAGTTCATCCACATATACAACCATTGCCTCTTCAAACGTATCAGCGCCGGTTATGACATCGAAATCCTGATTGAATGTACCCAGGATACAAATATCGAGTTCGCCAGTAATAAGCATGATTCCTCACTTAAGTGGGTATGAAGTTAAAACGTAAAATGGCTTATTATTAAAAGTTTCATACCTGAGAATGACACGGACCTTTGTTGCATCAACTAACTTACCGCTTTCACGCTGGAGCGATGAGCCAATCACTTTACCAGTATCGTAAGTCATGTTCAGGTTATGGGCTGGATTGCTGGCGGCCCATACTTTTATCCATTCTTTATTTTGTCTCAACGCTGCTGATACTGCACTTTCTGCTGTTGATAAATTTTTGAAAGAGCCAACTGCAGGAGGTGGGTAACGTAGCGCTTTCGTGTTTTCAAGTCGCTGGGCGAGTTGGGATTTTGGAATGCTGACATGATTCATAATGGAATGCCCACCCGTCGCGCCACGTAAACTGGCTTCATGCTCAGCGAGCCTGATCCGGCCCGCCCTGACGGAAACAACCCTGACCGCGCCAATAGCCGCAGCGAATCCAAGCGGCACAGCGACATCAACCGCCAGGCCAATGTTAAACGCTGTTTTCTCATCTGCACCGAACTTTTTCGCCACTTCCGCCACCGTTCTGAGCGTAGCCGAGCGGGTGTCCTGGCGGGTAATAATTCTATCGGCGGCAGTCTTAATCGTGTCCATGCTGTGAGCACCAACGACAACACACCCGGCTTTGGTGAGCCCGGTAGGTTCGGGAGCAACGCACAAAGCCGCAGCGCCTGCCATTTCGACAGCGCCCATAATCAATTCAAGACTGCCCCACAAGCGGTTACTCATACCATCAGATTCGGTGACTGTGTAGTCAGAAACAACCGCTGCCAACTGAACAGGGGTAATAGCAATGCTGATACCGTTATCCATAACATTTCCTTGTATAAGAATAATCCATTTTGAATGGTAAATAATCAGCCGGGTCCGGCAAAGGGGTTTCTGGTGATGGTTATCACTATCTGAATAAAAACTTGCTTTTGCATAAAAATGACGTAATATCTATACAAAGTGGGAATATTTCGCATGCAACACTTAATCAATTCTGAACCTCGCCATCTGGCGGGGTTTTTTGCTTTCTGGAGCTTGTAATGTCACCGCACGTCATTGAGCAATTAACTTTCTGCCCCGCCAGTGAAAGGCCCACTGCTGAAATGGATGGCCGGGACGTACTGGTTTATAACCCCTGTGACGGATGGCATGAGGGCGAAATACATGCGTTCGGGGAAGACGGGGAAATTTATCATGTTGGCGTTTACACCTTCTGTATGGAAGAAATGACCCCGCATAATTTTTATGTCGCCTGGGCATTACTCCCGGATAGCATCGAGTTCGGTAAACAGTTCGAAAGCGAGCGTGATCCATACTGGCATCCAGGGCTTGACGGCTGAGCACTGACTTAAGAATTGAGCCGCAGCCTTAACTGTCAATTCGTTTTATACGTGGTTGTCACGCTGCGGACATCTAATTCACCCCGGTACTGACGAGTACGGCAGTTCGCTTAAGGCGCGGGGTGACCTTATAACACGCGAGAAAAGCGGGGTCGCGCCCGCCCAATTCACAGCGTCATCTGATCTGGATGGCAACTGTATAGCGCCGCCAGGCGTTCCCGTGTCTTTTTCTGTGGTTTTGAGTCTACTGATTCCCACTGAGAAACGGCTGACTGTGTGGTACTGAGTTTTTCAGCGACATCATACTGAGACATATTGCGGTAGATACGCCAGGCAGCAAGAAGACTAACATCCTGTTCAACCATTATGCTGACCACTTCGTGGGGAATGGTTTCATCATCATCATTGCTGGCAACATACGGGACGCTCTCCCATTCGCCTGCGGTGGAAATAAGCCGCTCATATTCGTCAACAGGCAAAACCACAAATTGGGGTTTTCCCTCTGCGTCGCTGATGTACTGTAGTTTTGTCATGGTATAACTCCGGTTATTTGCTACCAGTTGCCATAAAGCAAGGAAACAGGCGGGTTTCCCCGCCTAATAGGTTGTCGATGTCCGGCGCTTTACTTCCTGAATCGTACAGATAACCGGTTCGCCGTCTGTGATTTCAAAGATTATCCGGTAATTGCCTACCCTCATCCTGTACTGACTATCTGAAGCCTGGAGCTTTTTGATATCGAGCGTTACGGAGGGGAAAGTTTTTAACTGACCGACCTTTTCACTGATGGTTTTCCGGTATCTGTTATCGATAGAGGTAAGCTGTTTAAGCGCCTTTTTCGTCCACGTTACCGTGACCATGTTCCCTCACTTTGTTAAAGAACTATCCGTTTCGGGTGATTAGATAATAAGTTAATTATCTAATCATGTCAACATATATCTTATTATTTATCTTTTGCGCCTCCCGATGATTTCCCTCAGATGTAGGCGCATTTTTTTCAATAAACCGGAGGTCGTATGAGCGGCCAACACATCGCATCAAGAGGCCGGGATATGAATCAAAATAATCCGGGCTTCTGGTTGCAGACCTGGTGCTGGCTACAGACCAACGCGCCCACGTTGTACGGCTCAGGTGCAGCTTTTGCTATGGCGCTGCTGGTGGATATCTGGCAGGGCCGCACTGTCGGTCACGCTATCTGTTCAGGCGGAATTTGCTGGTTTGTAGCACTGGCATTAATAACGTCACTGGAATCATTCGGACTGAATCCTGATAACGCGTTCCTGGTTGGGGTATTTATCGGCGGGATCGGCGTTGGGCGGTGCCTGACGCTAATCCAGTTTGTTGTCAGTTCTAAAACAAATGTTCGTTTTGATAACAACGAAAGAGGCAAAAATGAAGATAAGTAAGGCCGGTCTCGACCTGATTAAACAGTACGAGGGACTCAAATTAACGGCGTACCGATGCAGCGCCGGGGTTCTTACAATCGGCTATGGTCACACTCACGGCGTTAAAACCGGGGATGTGATTACAGCACAGCAGGCGGACGAATATTTGCGCGAGGATGTGCAAATTGCGGAACTAAACGTAAACACCAACGTTAAAACCCCACTTACTCAGAATCAGTTTGATGCGCTGGTGTCATTTGTTTTTAACGTTGGTGTCGGTAATTTCGTTAAATCTACGCTGCTGAAAAAACTGAATACAGGCAATTACAGCGGTGCAGCGGATGAATTACTGAAATGGGTTAATGCTGGTGGGAAACCGCTGGATGGGTTGCGTAAACGCCGTACCGCAGAGCGTGAACTGTTTCTCTCATGAACTGGAAGATGCTGGTTATCGGCGTATTGCTGGCCGCTGTAGTCGCACTGTTTCGTACAACAGTTTATTACCGCGATCTACATTCTGCGGCGCTGGACGTGGTATCAGAACAGCAGGACACAATCAACGATATGCAGCGCAGGCAGAAAGACGTTGCACTGCTGGATGAAAAATATATTCGGGAACTGGCTGATGCTCAGAAAACTATTGATGATTTGCGCAATGACGTTAGCGCCGGTAATCGCCGGTTGCACATCGCCGCGCGGTGTCAGAAACCCGCCAGCGCCGCCCGCGTGGATAATGCAGCCAGCCCCGGACTTACTGACGCCGCTGAACGAAATTATTTCATTCTCAGAGAAAGAATAGAGATTGCGAATAAACAGATTCCAGCACTTCAGGAATACATTAAAACGCAGTGCCTGAAATGATATAGGGTAGCAACCCCGGCGGGCGGTGGGGCTAATAACACCCGCAGTCTGCGGCAATCCTGCTCCTGGACTTCTGACCAAAAAAAAGGATTGCGTGCAGCCGGACAGCCGGAAAGACGGCATCTGCATTACAGCCGGTACTCTATGAGCGCCTGAATAATTTCAGTCCGTGAACCCGAGTTTATGTACCGCGATTTTTACGCCGATCGCCAGTGCCTGGTTAGTAAGGAGTTTCAGCGTTTCTTTGGTGCCTGTTTTTAGCGCTGTTGAAATTTGTTTACCAAGAGGCTGAGATTCAGAGTTTATGATGCCCGGTATGGCTTTCATGACCTCAAGCCCTTTCTCAGTCAGTACCAGCTTGAAGAAATCATTACCATTACTGGAATGCATATTCAGATAACCAGCATCAGCAAGCCACTGAACGGTACAGGCTCCAATTTCACATTCTGTATTAAACTCGGCAGGCAATCCGTGCTGCATATATAAGTCCTGCTGATCAAGTACGTCACCGATAGTTAAATCTATTGGGATCGGAAACGAATCATAGAGCAGCGCAAACACTCTGCCTGCATATTCATCAAAACTACTGATATTGGACATATTTATGTGTAACTCCCTTTATGAACGAGAAGAAAAGCAAGCAGCCCTGATTAAAGAACTCCGCCTTGCAATCACTGCACAGCTTACAGGAGAAATGGACTGGGTGAGAACACGGGCGTTTTGGGCGGCACGTTTACCGGGTATTCCATCTGAAGTGCTGGCCGAATCTCTGGCGGCGGCAATCGCTAAAGGTGCTTCCCTGCTGAAATCCAAATAGTCGTTGGTTGTCGCATCACCGCCAGTTCTCATTGTGAATGCCAGTGCTAATGTGCAGGCAAAGCCAAAGCGGTTCCATTCTGCTTATTCGAGAATTGAGCGCGGGACCAGAACATCAAACAAATATTGGCTCGCTCTCAGTGGGCCGTAATAACAGTAATAAGGCGATAGTATGCCAGCCAGAACACCACGCGCCTGCCGGGTTCGGGGGTGCAGTAAAACCACGACTGCGAGTAATGGCTATTGTGAAGCCCACAAATCAGCAGGCTGGGCAGCGTACAAACCAGGCCAGACACGGAAAAAGCGCGGTTACGGCCATCGCTGGGATATTACTAAAGCCCGGATATTACGGCGGGATAACTATTTCTGCCTGGACTGCATGGATATGGGAATGATAACGCAGGCGGATACGGTTGATCACACTATACCGAAGGCGCACGGCGGAACTGATGATGATTCAAACCTGCGCTCACTTTGCTTTCCACATCACAGGGCAAAGACAGCGCGTGACCGACTGAGAAAGTAATAGAATTAGCATTCTAATAGTTCAGGGGAGGGGCGGTGTGGATCTCTACAGCCCTTCACCTGCCGGACTGCCCGCCCCGTCAGATTTTTACACCCGCGAAATTAAAAAATTCAGGAATTGACCCATGCCAGGTAAATCAACAGTGCCGGGCCGGGGGAGAAAGCCGAAGCCAACAGCCAAAAAGGAGCTTGCTGGTAACCCCGGCAAGCGGGCGCTGAATAAAAACGAACCCCGGTTTTCTCCGGTGAAAAAAGCAGCCCCCCCGGACTGGTTTGATGATACTGCCCGCAATATGTGGGAGACGATAACGCGTGAGCTTTGCGGTCAGGGGGTACTTTGCATTACCGACCTTCACAATGTTGTTTTATTTTGCGCGGCTTTTAGCAACTGGGAAAAGGCGCAACGGGAAGTTATGGCGCGGGGAATAACCGTCGAGTCGCCAGTCGGCCCTAAAAAGAATCCGGCACTTACCGCCGCAAATGAGGCAATGAGGCAAATTGTCACAATAGGCAGTTTGCTGGGGCTTGACCCGTCGAGTCGCCAGCGAATTATTGGACTCACGGGACAAAATAATACAGATAATCCTTTCACCAGATTGATCACTCCATGACGCGAAAATCATACCAAAACGTTAACGTGGCAAATCAGTATGCCCGCGATGTGGTTCGGGGAAAAATAACGGTATGCCGGTATGTTATTGATGCCTGCCAGCGGCACCTTAATGATTTAGCAGAAGAGAAGCGGCGGGGATTTAAATTCCGTTTTGACCGTGACCTGGCCGAAAAAGTGGCGCGGTTTATTCAGTTGCTGCCCCATACCAAGGGGGAGTGGGCGTATAAGCGAATGCCGATCACGCTGGAGCCGTGGCAGTTGTTTATTGTCTGCTGTGTGTTCGGTTGGGTTCACAAAGGTACCCGGTTAAGACGATTCCGGGAAGTTTATACAGAAATTCCCCGTAAAAATGGCAAATCAGCTATTTCAGCCGGGGTTGCCCTGTACAGTTTCACCTGTGATGGCGAGTATGGCGCGGAGGTTTATTCCGGCGCCACCACCGAAAAACAGGCATGGGAGGTGTTCCGCCCGGCCCGGCTGATGTGCAAGCGCACGCCGTTACTGATGGAGGCGTTTGGAATTGAGGTTAACGCATCAAATATTAACCGCCCGGAGGATGGCGCACGATTCGAGCCATTGATCGGCAATCCTGGCGATGGTTCGTCACCCAGCCTGGCGGTAGTGGATGAATACCACGAACACCAGACCGATGCACTTTATACAACCATGATCACCGGTATGGGGGCCAGGCGTCAGCCTTTAATGTGGGCTATCACCACCGCAGGCGACAACATAGAGGGGCCGTGTTACGACAAACGCCGGGAAGTAATCGAAATGCTTAACGGCACAGTCCCAAATGATGAACTGTTTGGCATTATCTACACTGTTGATGAGGGGGATGACTGGACGAAGCCTGAAGCACTGGAAAAAGCCAATCCCAATATGGGGGTTTCAGTCTACAGGGATTTTTTGCTCAGTCAGCAGGCCCGCGCTATGGCTAATGCCCGGTTAGCGGGGCCATTCAAAACAAAACATTTAAATATATGGGTTGCCGCCAGAAACGCATATTTTAATCAGATCAGTCTTAAACGGTGTGAAGACACCACACTTTCCCTGGAAATGTTTGAAGGGCAGCCCTGCATTTTAGCGTTCGACCTTGCCCGCAAGCTGGATATGAACAGCATGGCCCGATTATTTACGCGGGAAATTGACGGGAAACGCCATTATTACAGCGTGGCCCCGCGCTTTTGGGTTCCCTACGAAACGGTTTACAGCACGGAAAAAAGCGAAGACCGGCGCACGGCGGAGCGTTTTAAAAAATGGGTTGAAATGGGCGTACTGACCACCACGGACGGGGCGGAAGTCGATTACCGTTATATTCTTGAAGAAGCAAAGGAGGCGAACCGGAAAAACCCGGTAGAGGCGTCGCCAATAGACCCATTCGGCGCAACCGGGATATCGCATGAACTGGCCGACGAAAATATGTCACCGATAACCATCGTCCAGAACTATACAAACATGTCTGACCCAATGAAAGAACTGGAAGCGGCCATCGAATCCGGGCGGTTTCATCATGACGGAAACCCGATCATGGCGTGGTGTATTGGTAATGTGATCGGCAAATTCATCCCAGGTAATGATGATATTGTCCGGCCAGTAAAGGAGTCGGCAGAAAATAAAATTGATGGGGCTGTTGCGCTGATCATGGCTGTGGGCCGCGCAATGCTAAACGACGATGATGATGATCTCTCCAATCACCTGGAAACCCACGGACTCCGCTCACTCTAATCAGGCTAATTTATGATCCTTACAATACTGGCCCCCAGCGTTGGGGTTGCGGGCGCTTTTCTGCTTTCGTTTGGCGCATGGATGGTATACCCGCCAGCGGGGTTTATCGTCGGCGGTCTGCTGTGTACGCTGTGGTCCTGGCTGGTCTCCCGTTATCTGTCAGAAGGGGGGCGCTGATGTTTTTTCCCGGAATGTTTAAGAGTCAGACACCCGTTACCACGCCTGAACAACTGGCACAGGAGATCGGGATCACGTATGACACCTACACAGGGAAGCGGGTCAGCAGTCAGCGGGCCTTGCGGATGTCGGCTGTTTTCGGCTGTGTTCGCGTTCTTTCTGAGTCCATCGGCATGTTGCCGTGCTCACTGTATAAAACCGGCAAAAACGGAAAAGAAAAAGCTACAAGTGAACGACTGCATAAACTTATTTCTCTGAAACCAAATGATTTTATGACGGTCCAGGAGTTTTGGGAGTTGCTTGTAGTCTGTCTTTGTCTGCGCGGAAATTTCTACGCTTACAAAGTAAAGGCCCTGGATGAAGTGGTTGAGTTGCTTCCGCTTGACCCGGGGTGCGTGGCTCCTTCTCTTAACAGTGAATGGCAGCCCGTTTATAACGTCACGTTTCCTGATGGCCGCCTGGCAACGCTGAGTCAGGATGAAATCTGGCATGTTCGCATTTTAACGCTGGATGGGCTGGTGGGACTGAATCCCATCGCTTACGCTCGTGAGGCTATCGCGCTGGGACTGGCAACGGAAGAACATGGATCGCGTTTGTTCCGAAATGGTGCGGTAACGTCCGGCGTTTTGCGTACCGATCAGGAACTGAGCGAGAGGGCGTTTAACCGGCTAAAGAAAGATTTTCAGGATAATCATGTAGGTCTGGATAATATTTACAAACCGATGATCCTTGAGATGGGCCTGGACTGGAAATCAATGGCGCTTAATGCCGAAGACAGTCAGTTTCTGGAAACCAGAAAATTCCAGTTGGAAGAAATCTGTCGGTTGTATCGTGTGCCGTTACACCTTGTGCAGAATACCGACCGGGCGACATTCAGCAATATAGAAAACCTGGGGATCGGATTTATTAATTATTCCCTCGTTCCCTACCTGACCCGCATTGAGCAGCGGATCAATATTGGTCTGCTCAGTGATGCTAAACAGGGGACATTCTACGCAAAATTTAATGCCGGGGCATTATTACGCGGCGATATGAAATCCCGTTTTGAGTCATACGCAACCGGCATTAACTGGGGTATTTATTCCCCTAATGACTGCCGTGAACTGGAAGACCTTAACCCGCGTAATGGTGGGGATGTTTATCTTACCCCGATGAATATGACAACCGTCCCATCGGACGGCAGTAAACAAAAAGAAGAGGATCGCACTCATGCAGAGCAGGAAAAGGCTGGACGTTCCACTCAGGCTTAAAACGGTCAGTGATTCCGGCGAATTTGAGGGTTACGGCTCAGTTTTTGGCGTAAAAGACAGCTACGACGATATTGTATTACC